CATGGAGATGTTAGTACAAATAGAGTAGGTATAAATAAGTCTAACCCTGAATATACTTTAGATGTTAATGGTACTACAAATATTAACGGAAATACTACAATAACCGGATCACTTACAGCAACTGGCCTAACCCAAGGTGCAGGTACAAATACAGTTGCAATGTATGACACTGGATCAGGCCAATTTTTCTATACAGCATCTAGTGCTATTGGGGGAGGTACTGACACTAACTTTGCTAATACAGATTTAACATTTACTGCAGATAGAAATCATGATAGTAATGGCTTTGATTTCATTGTAACAGCAGATAGTGGTGCTTTTAATAGTGCTTATGTTGGTTATTCATTAACTCCTTCATTAGGCATGGGACTCCCTGCTACTACTAGTTCTTTTATAGGTATTGGTAACAGCTATTTACAAATCGATTCTTCATCTACAGGGAATACATTTAGTGAAATACGCATTGCAGGAACCTCTAGCATACTCGCAGGAGATTCAGAATTAACTATTAATTCTCAAAATAAAAATCACGATTTTGTAGTATATGGAGCTACCGATACTTCATTGTTAGTAACAGATGCTAGTACAGATCGTGTTGGTATTGGTAAAAACACACCTAACTCCAAACTAGATGTTAACGGAGACACTATTATTTCGGGGTCTACTACGATAAAAAATCTAGGATCAACTGCATTAAATGTAATAGGAAGTGGTAGCAATAACATATTAGAAGTAAACGGATCAGTAGGAGAACTATTATCAGTAACAGATTCAAACACCGGAGCTTTATTCACAGTAAACAATTCGGCATCTGAAACCATGTTACAAGTTAATTCCGACAACACCATAACATATGGTATTCCTTCTAAACCTGCTCTTCAAACAACTACTACTGCAAACGTAGGAACGTCTCCAACCGTAATTTATAATATCCCAACCTCTTCATACACAGGAGCATTTGTTGAATATACCATAACAAGCGAGAGTAATGCGCGCACCGGCAAAATTGATGCTATTTGGAACTCAGGCACAATAAACTTTGCCGATGTAACTGGATCTGGAATCGGAACTACGTCTGGATTTACATTTGCTGTAATTTTATCCGGTAGTAATGCTGTTATAACAGGATCTGCGTCGACAACAGATTGGACGGTAAATGCTATTATAAGAAGTATATAAGTTATGAGTGTAAACACAAAACAATTGGTAATATCAGGTAGTACTACAGTTGGACCTGCATACGAATATTATGGTATGGGCCGGTTAGGTTGGACTGACATACCGGGAGCAGTTGATTTTTTAGATAGTTCTTCTAGAATATTTTATCCGTCAACACAAGAATCAACTACAGATTTACGTTTAACTGCAACAGATCCATTTTCGATTAATTTTTGGGTAAAAGCAGGATGGGATGCGAATCTGGATACAGAAGGAAGATATATATATATTATTAGCTGGGCCGGCAGTGATACAGGATCTAATAGTAATAATTTCTATAATAATCACATAGAAGTATATTATGATGAACGGGACAACCGACTATGGTTTTCAATGTCCAATGTATCCGCATCTTTAAATGTAATTACTTCGAATTTTTATTTTTTTCATAACCCCACAACATCAGCTGTTACAGGACATGGAACTAATTATCCTACAGATAACTGGACTGCAACTAACCCAGGAAATACTAATGATAATGGTTTTAGTATGTTAACCATTACATATGATGGAAGTGAAAACTTAGTTACTGGATTTCGAATGTATTGGAATGGGAATGACGCCGGAGCTCCATTTGGCACGGAACAAAATCTAAATGGCGGTATAACTAATATGGACACATCTACTCCTAGATTATTCTCAGTTTTAGGAAGATCTACAGCCGCTGTAGGATCAGGTGATGAAGGAGCTGGTAGACAAGGTGGTAATACTGGGACTACAATTATAGATGAAGTGAGCATATGGAATGAAGAATTATCTGCCAGCGATATAACTAATTTATGGAATAATGGAGAAGGTGGCACGATATCTAGATATAACCAACCTCCTAATTTAATTACTTATTATTCTTTTGACAAGCCCTACATAAATACTACTGAAAGACTAATCAATCCTGTTTGGCCTAATAATGGTTTAGGATTATTACAATATAGCGGTAGTAGTGGACTTACATCAGGATCAAATAAAATATATTAATATGACATACTGGTATAAAATAAACATAACAGATTTTTGGTCATTAGACTCTTCAATTGTTTTAACTTTTAATTGTAAAAAAACTGACAGCGTAATGATTATACAAACAAATACAGAACTAGATTCGTATTTAGAACAATATTCATCACTAAACGAAGTAATAACTGTTTGTAATACACCTAATTCAGGTTATGCTACAATGGATCCAGATTTCCAACCCAATTATCATTCTGAGTGTGATGATGTTATAATAAGATATTATGAATAAAAATGTTCAATCAAACATACATATCAAAATCTGATATACATGGTTATGGAGTATTTGTTACGGAAGATGTTGCTGCAGGTGGCATCATAATACAACATCCATGTGTACCAATACAATCACGTAGACCAATACCACCAGAAATTGCTACTTATTTGTTTGGAGATGGAAAGGGCATTGCAGCAGTGTTTGGAAATGCTTCATACATCAATTCAAGCAAAACACCGAATGTCCGGCATGAACTAGATTTCAAATCAAATGTTATAACAGTGACAGCCGTACAAGATATTGCTGCACACACGGAAATAACATTGAATTACATGTAACAAATATTTATATTAAAAGATGAAAAAGGCCACTCACATATTAAATGAAGCCATGGTAATACCATTACAACAATATGTTACTAAGATGGTACAGCAAGGATTTCAATACAATTATGACACTGCATTCAAAGCAGAATTAAAAAGAGCTATTGAAGCTGCGATAATGCCAATACTTAAAAAATATGGGTATATTGTTCAAACAGAAACTGGATACGATTGGTCAGGAATCAAAGATGTGGATTTGGATGAGTCTGCAGAACGTGCACTACGAGAATCAATTCACAAATATATGAAATCTAACAAATGGAAAAACTAAAGCACTTACTCATAGAACAACAAACCAAATGTCCTATTGCTACACAAGACATCGATGTTAATTTAAAAAATCGCAAAAAGGCAATTGACGAATACATGTATGGACCATTAGATCCAAATCAACCAAATGAAGAATACTGGGAAGGTATTGCTGCAGAATGGAATATGGATGACGCAGCCCAAGCAAAGAGTGCAGTCTGCGGTAATTGTGCAGCATTTGATATCACAAAAAAGATGCAAGACTGTATTGCTAAAGGTATCGGATCAGAACCAGGGAGTGATGCATATGATACTATCGATGCGGGAACATTAGGATATTGTAAATTTTTAAAATTCAAATGTGCCGCTAAAAGGACTTGCTCTGCTTGGGTGGAAGGCGGACCAATAAAATAAACAAATGACACCAAACTTCATACCACATACTAAATTTCATCGAGCGTCATGGTACAATGAACCGGGACAGTGTGATTGGTATTGGTATGCTCCAAGAAAGTCATGGAAGTTAAACCGAGATAAGAATTTTTATGATAGTCTGGATCCGCAGCTTGTTGATATAGTTAAAATGCTTCATGCACGCGGAATGCTTACCACTCCAAGTTGTACAGGTCATGTCAGAGATGAATCTTATTATTCAGATATATGGAATTCATTGAAACAGCAAGAATCCAGAATACAAAAGAATGGCATTCAGCTTGTTAATCCAGAAAACAATCACGATGTGCAATACAAAGACTCAGCATATAAACTTCCATGGTCACAACAGAAGTTTGTTAGTACTGGAATGAAACATGGACCAATTGGTTGTTTAGGAGTACATCCAGGTAAACACAGAAATCAATTGCCAGATCGAGTCCCAGGATTCATCACAAAACAGGATGGCGCATTTACTATATATTTAACTAAATCTGATTCAGCTGACGAAATTGCAGAAAAATGGAATCAGTTTAAAATGAAACTGTCATGATAAGTTTACGGAACATATTGTTAGAAGTTAAAACCTCAGATTTTATACAGAAACTAAAAAAGTGGGAAAACAGCATAATGAAAGGCTGGGATCCTAAACAAAAGAAATGGTTTCCTCATGACAGTTTAGAAGGCGGCACTCCTACTATTGCATATGGCCATAAGCTAAAAACAAATTCAGAATATGCAGCTGGGATATCAGATGACGATGCTACCGAACTGTTGTTAGCTGATATTGATAAAGCAATCAACAAGATTAAAACAAAATTGGAAATTTCTAACTTTGATTCATTTCCGTTGTCGATTCGACAAGCTCTGGTAAATGCAGCATATCGTGGAGAATTGAAATCTGGACACAAAACGGTTGAGTATATCAGAACCGGGCAGTGGAACAAGGTCGCAGATGAATATTTGGACAATCAAGAGTATAGAACCGGCGACCAAGGTGTCAAAACAAGAATGGATTGGAATGCGGCTCAATTCAGAGACTATGCAAATAAAATAGCTCAGACTGCATTGAAGAATGACGACATCATGATATTGCCTGCAATCACAGAACCAACTCAAGAAGTTACTATCAAGGTGAACAAGCAAGTGCTACCAATCAAGCTGATTGTGTTGAAAATATATGATGCCGCCGGCAGGGAAGTTAAAATGCATCGATGGTTGGATGTAAAACAAGGCATATTGCAATTTAAATCACCAAATGAACCAGGAACATACATTTTACGTTTAAATAACTCGGCATCTACACGATTACAAGTAAAGTAAATTTTGGATAGTATTATTTATTTATATATAATATAGATATGAATAGTAATAGTACTTATTTAGATAGAATTATTAAAACAGCTTTAACTGTGTTTACTAGTTCTGAGTTAGATCCATTGGATGCCTTCCCTGAAAATTGGCCGTTGGATCGATGCAATTTGTTTCTAGACAATCTGTTAGAATATTGCGCACACCCAGATCGAGAAATGTGGGAACAAGCAGCAATTATACGAGATGTCAAAGAAGAAATCAACAAAACGTGGTAAATACGAAGTGTTTGTGCTCAATGATGATACTCATTCGTTTGGCGAAGTAATCAGTGCGTTAATGGAGGTTTGCGGTCAAAACAGATTTCAAGCCGAACAATGTGCTGTGATTACACATAATACGGGCCAATGCTCCGTGTTTATCGACAAACATGACATTAGTATGGAGATTTACGAAGACCTTGTAAAAACCGGGTTAAACTGCAAAATACAAAAACAGTAATGCGAATACTATATTACAATATCCGTACGGCCTTTGCCCATGCTAGATATCATCGCTATCTGAGAAAAATGACATATTACAGAGAACGTAAAGACTTAGTAAAATTTAAACAAGCTGTGCATCAGGCAGAAGATGCTTGGCGCAAAGTAGTATATTTCACACAAAAATTAAAATAAACAAGTTATGGGTAAAAAAGCAGCACATACCGGAATGTCTCCGAAAGATATTTCTGTGAATGCAATGGATAAATTTATTTCCAGAAATGATCGTAAGCGAGAAATCGAATTTCAACGATTAGGACGTTACAAACATGAGTCTCAGGCCATTGACCTGTGGCCGATGCAAGATCAAATTGATTATTATGAAAAGAATGCAGACCGACTTCGCTTTCAAAGAACTTATCCTAGCTATTCAGTGTGGAGACAAGCAGTTCTAGACAAGTCCGGAGTGTATCCTTCTACATTCATAACATTCACTGCACCACACCGTGAAATGATGCGAAACATGTATGCCGCACAAACATCGATAGCAGAAGCAGTTGATCGTTTAAGAACCTTGGGAGTGTACTAATATGGATATGGCAGAAAAAGAAAAGAAGTACAAGTATGTGTACGGACGGGGACGCAGTGCTCTTAATATAGGAGAGTCTGAAATACGTTATGCAATGGAGAATACCAAGTCCAATGCAGAAGCAGCCCGGTTCATGAAAGTGTCTTTTACTACTTATAAAAAGTATGCCAAAATGTATACGGATCCAGCAACAGGAAAGACTCTGTATGATATGCATACCAACCAAGAAGGATATGGAATCACAAAAAATGTCTCTAGAGCTAAAGCTGGAAAGTATTCTATAGAAAAGATACTGTCAGGCGAGCATCCAAATTATCCAACATGGAAACTCAGAAATCGATTGTTAGCATTAGGCATATTAACAGAAGAATGTAGTAGTTGCGGATATGCAGAACGCAGAATAACAGATGACACTGTGCCTTTGCTACTGGATCATGTTGACGGAGACACAACCAATCACCGCATAGAAAACATACAGCTGTTGTGTTTAAATTGTTACTATCAACAAACCGGCAATCCTTACAACCAAAACAAAGAGCAGTATTGGAACTATAATCTGCTAGACTGATATATTTATTAATATATGAAACTACGAGATATACTTTAATATATGAAACTACGAGATATACTTTAATATATGAAACTACGAGATATACTACTAGAACAATCAAATAAATTTGATGCAAAGGCAGTAGCAGATAAAATCTACAATGCCAAAGGCTATGTTTACGATAATGAACAAGAAGCCATTAACGCCGTGAAGTCGATAAAAGATATAAATCAATTGGAACAGGTTGAAGACAAGTTTATAGAACTATCAGAAGGTCGTACCATATCCGAATATCTTATAAGCTTCTTAGATAATTTTAAACAAAATTTCACAGTATTAAACCATTTATATTCAATATCAAAAAACAATCGTATTGCATTAGAATCTCTGGTATATCCATATGCAGCAGAGTTAATATATGAATATAAAAGAGATATAGCCCGGGTTGGATCTGATATTCAAAAGAAACAAGGACAAACTAATACGGTTGGTTTGAAAGATGCCGGACTTTTATTCGACTGGTTTAAACCGTATTTAGGTGAAGCTAACTTTAAAAAGTGGGTTCCGATAGTTCAAGATCCGCAGTATATTGATAATCCATTTAATGCGTATCAAGCTGAAGAACAATTTAAATATGGAAAAACTAAAGCAGTATCATCTAGTACAATTTTAGTTGGTCAATTAATTGTTGGAATAATTGCAACGGTTGCATCGGGCGGGTTAGCAGCACCAGCAGTAGTCGGATGGCTTGCATTAGGAACTGCTACTGGAATGGGGCTATACGATGCAGCACAAGAATATAATCTAGGAAACAAGCAGACAGCTGGAATCATGGCAGCAATCGAAGTATTGCCATTAGTATCAAAAATACCTGGAGTTAAACAAGCAGTTAGAACGGTTGGTAAAAGTTTGGCCACGAAGTTAGCTGCAGGTTCGAAATATCTTACTAGCCAAGAACGATTTTTAGCAAATCAGCTAGCAAAATATGAAGAAGCAATCCAAGCTGAGTTAAAAGAATTAGAAAAAACTGTTAAAAATCAAGGCGATTTGCCTTCATCGATGGAGGTGCCTTCATCAGTTAAGACTGGTAAGGAGGATATCCCGTTGCAAAAAATCTATGGTACTGGATCTGGCGTAAAAATAGGAACATACGGCAAGACGGCAGTTGGTAACCCTCAAGCTGTATTCGGGATAATAAATGATTCTGGCCTAAGCAAATATATCGGATATTATGCTGTAAAAGACGGAGCAGAGACAATATATAAATTAACTACGAAAATGGAATGGGAAGGAGAAGGATTTAAACGAGTATTAACTGCGATTTCTAAAATTCTTCCCGATCACATTTTATTTGAAAAAACGAGTATATCTACAGATGCAATTAAATGGTGGCACAGTCAGATAAAAAATGGATATAAACCAACAAGCAAAACATTTGAAGTGCCATTAAATAACGCCGGCGTAAAGTTAAAAGTAACTAAACCAACCAATTTTGCAGATGCGTTACTTAGTAAAGAAGAAGCTGAGTTAGCAATCGAAACAATTGAGAAACAGGACTGGTTTAAACGGATTCCTGGTGCTAAATTAACTATCGGCCCGCAGGAGACATCTGTGCGCTCGGCTTATCCTGTTTTTAAAATTGAGGTTACATTGCCAGAATTACAGTCGACTACTAAATCATTAAATAACTTAGGCATAGCACGTTCAATGATAGCACCAGCCGTTGCTGACAAATTAAATTCAAAAGAATAATTTTATGATATCATTGAAACCACTCATACTAGAAGGTCGTTATGATGCAATGGTTACTCAACTATCTAAACGACTGCTACAAGTAGTAAAAGATAGTTACGCGGCAGTTTCAGATCCACAAGGCGAATTTGCAGGAGAAAAAATATATTTCACTGCACAGGAAACAGTGCCTCCTATAGATGATGATAGTAGGTTTAGACACATATATTTTGAAGAAGTAGAAAATGAAACTATTCCATTAGAATTTTATCTGCAACTCAAAGTGCAGTGGATTCAAGATTATGATGATTTCCGTAAAGGTGGTGATGCATACAACGAAGTAACTCGTAACGGCGAAGAAGTTCCATTAATCGAATTACGGTTTGAACTAGACCCAGCAGAATATCCTAAGATACTAAGCCACGTGGCCATGGAGATGCGAGACACACTTCGTCATGAAATAGAACATTTAACACAGAGCGGATGGAATACTAAAGGCAACAAGTTTATGCCATCTGATTTAGCAACCAGAAAAAAGATACAATCCGGTCAGTTACCAGCATTCAAATACTTCACGCTTCCAAAAGAAGTAGATGCAAACATTCAAGGTTTATATTTTCAAGCCAAGAAACAAAGAACACCATTTAAAACTGTAGCAAATGATTATTTAGATTTATTTGTTCCGGATGTAATAACACCACAAGAAAAAGAAATGATATTGGATGTTTGGCGAGCAAGACTACCAGCATTATCAATAAGACAGGAACTATAATAAAGGAACACCAAGATGCCATACACTTATAAAAAACAAGACAACAAGTATTGTGTATACAAAAAGGACTCTGGAGAAAAGGTTGGATGTACCGATGGTACCAAGACAGCATTAAAGAAATATTTAGCAGCATTGCATATCAATGAAAAAATTAAGGGAGCTGATGGAAAGGCTTGTTGGGATGGATATCGATATGCAGGAACGGAGAATGGCAAAGATAAATGCGTAAAGGTGAAAACAAAAAAAGAAGCTAAACTACCAAAAACCGGGTTTTCACGTAAAGAAGACATGATTATGTACGAAGAAGGCGAAATGTGTGACAAATGTGCAGCTGACCTATTAAGAGACATACAAGAAGGCATGTACGCCGACACAATAACAGAAGCAGAATACAGAGGACGCAAAGTTAAATTGAACAAGCCGATGCGTGGTGATGTTAAAAAGTTCAAAGTGTATGTGAAAGATCCTAAAACAGGAAATATTAAAAAGGTAAACTTTGGACATGGAGGTACCAGTGCCAAAAAAGCCGGACAGAAAACTATGCGTATTCGAAAAAATAATCCTAAAGCTCGTAAGTCATTCAGAGCACGTCATAACTGTGATAACCCAGGACCAAAGACCAAAGCCAGATATTGGTCGTGCCGCAAATGGTAGGATATTTGAATTAATTTTCTTATATTCATATCATGAAACAAATACAAGTTACCCAGCAAGAAATTTATGATGCAATGCGACCCAACGTGGAACGCAACAAGAAAAAGTATACCCGCAAGAAAAAACATAAAAAATCTGAAAATAATTTGGATTCGTAACTTATTATTCTTATATTATATATGTAATAAAAAATTAATGAGTTATGAAAGAAGTAATTGGATTACCAAAATTAGTAAACGGAGTTTACACTGTAACAGATGCAACAACTGCAGAAGATATCACGCATATGTTTCGTGATGACATGATTAAATTAGCAGTAGAAAACAGTCAAATTTTAAAATTTAATCCGGAAACGGGTCGCGGAAAACGAGTAGACAATGACTCAGTGGCAAATGACCTAATCACAGAAACAAGACAATCAACAGTTGATATGACAGATCCAGTATTGCAATTTATTAATAATGCAGCAAGCATTAAGCCAGACACATTGGAGATGTCTGACATCAAATGGAAGTATTTAATTAGATCGGTAGTTCGAGGAAAGAACATCATGATGTGTGGTCCCGCAGGCTGCGGTAAGACAATGGCAGCGCAAGCATTGCCAGAAGCAACCGATAGACCATTCTTTTATTTTAACCTTGGAGCTACGCAAGATCCTAGATCCACTCTGATTGGTAACACTCATTTCAAAGATGGAGCAACGGTGTTTGACAAATCATCATTTGTTAAGGCAATTGAAACTGAGAATGCTGTGATATTGCTTGATGAGTTATCCAGAGCGCATCCAGAAGCATGGAACATCTTGATGACAGTGCTAGATGAAAAACAGCGTTACCTGAGATTAGATGAAGATGTTGATTCTCCGGTAATCCAAGTAGCATCTGGTGTATCATTCATAGCAACTGCCAATATCGGTACCGAGTACACATCCACCAGAACATTGGACCGTGCCTTGATGGATCGTTTCGAAATTATTGAAGTAGATATTCTGAACAAAGAACGTGAAGCTGCACTATTGGCCAAGAAGTTCCCGAAGTTAGGATCTGAACAAATTGCCTCGGTTGCAGATATTGCTGGCATCTCCCGACATGAATGGAGAGAAGAAGAAGGCAAACTAAGCACAATGATGTCTACCAGGATGTCGGTACGAGTGTGTGAATTGCTTGAAGATGGTTTCACACTAGAAGAAGCCGCACAGGTAGCAATCTTTCCTTTCTTTGATGCAAGCGGAGGAGTAGACTCAGAAAGAACATTCATCAAGCAAGTAGTTCAGAAGCATTTGGCTACTGCCGAGCAAGACATATTCAACACGCAAGGTGTCGACAAGGAATTGTCTCTATAACAATTTTTCATAGCTCAGGAAGAAGTTGGCAGGTGAAATAAACTGCCTTCTTTTTCTATATCTGGTTGGATATTAACAAAATTATTCTTATATTATATATGTAAATTAGAAGTTATGAAAAAAATTGAAATTAATGAAATGCAAGGTAGTCGAAGCAGCTTCTGGATGGATAGAACCATGTTTGGAGATTGGAAAGTGGGTAGTAGTATTGACTACACTAAACTGGCTTCCACACAGAGAGCTATAGGTAACTTTGTTAACATTGTTACTGGCAAACAAATTCCAGTAGTATTTAAATCTTCAGACGCAAGTTACACTGATGGAGAACGAATTGTAATTGGTACGGATATGTCAGCTAAATCATTTGATTCGACGGTTGGTTTAGCATTGCATGAAGGTTCGCATATCGCACATACAGATTTCCAACTACTTAAGAAGTTCAGTGCCGAAGTATCAATGCAAGGCTTAGATCCGGATATGAAATTTGGCGATCATGAATATTCTATAATCAAAGATTTATTGAATTGGATAGAAGATCGCCGTATTGATATGTTATCTTATAAGGTAGCACCTGGATACAGAAATTACTATGAATCAATGTATGACAAATACTTTAATTCTAAAATAGTAGACAAAGCTCTTAAAGAAGGTGCGAAGCGAGAAGAGTCATGGGATGATTATTTGTTTCATATCATCAACTTTACTAATCCAAATCGAGATTTAAAAGCATTGAAACTGCTAGCAGAAGTATGGATGATGATTGATCTGAACAATATTCAGCGACTTAAGTCAACGCGTGATGCATTTGTGTTAGCATGCAGTATTTTCAAAAAAATTAATAACCATTTAGCAGAAGAGGCTGAGAAGCTACCGCAAGGTTTACAGCAACAACCGACTGCTGACGGATCTGTGGAAGGAGATGGAGATATCGGAGAGATGTCAGATGCAACTGATTCAGACGCAAACGATTCAGATGAGGCTCCTATATTAACAGATCGCCAGCAACAGCAGTTAGATAAAGCTATTAAAAATCAGCGAGACTTTTTGAATGGTGAAACTAAATTAGCTGGGCGAAAGCTGACTAAAGCACAAGCTCAGACAGTAACATCAATTAAAGAAGCTGGAACTGAGGTTGTGCAGATTCCGAAACGATATGGTAGTGATATAGAAAAAGTTGAGACAGTAGTTATACGCAAATTAACTAAAAATCTTATCAATGATTTCAGTGAATTATTCTTACATAGTGAAGGTTGCCAATACCAAATGCAACAAGCAGTTTTAAGCGGTATCATGTTAGGCAAGCAGTTAGGTCGAAAATTGCAAATTCGAAATGAAAACCGAACTCTTAAGAGCAGCAGATTAGAAACTGGTAAAATTGATAGAAGATTGATTGCTGAGTTAGGATATGGTAACGTGAATGTGTTTCATCGCATAGTAACCGACACATATAAAAATTTCATGATTCACATCAGCATCGACGCATCCGGCTCCATGTATGGTAGCAAAATGCGAAACGCAGTTAAATCTGCAGTAGCAGTAGCACAAGCAGCATCAATGACTACCGGAATCCGTGTGCAGATATCGTTACGTGGAACAGCTGGTAGTACGGATAAGATACACACGCTGTATGCATATGATAGTGCAACGGATAAAATGACTAAAATTAAATCATTGTTTCGTTATCTAGGTACCTTTGGATGTACTCCAGAAGGAGGTGCTTTCAAGAGTATCGAAAAGTATATCATTCAGGATGCTAAAAGTGATGAATGCATATTCATAAATTACTCAGATGGAGAACCAAGTAACTATGTAGCTGAACCAGTTATGTACACAAAGCGTGTAATAGAGTCATTCAGAAATCATGGACTTAAAATTATAGGATTTTTTATTCCTGACAGAGGTGGATATGTATATGAATCAACTCAGCGTAAATTCAAAACAATGTACGGACAAGATTCTGAATTTATTGACTCTACCAGATTAATTGAAATTGCAAAAAGTTTAAATGCAAGATTCTTAGAACAAAAAACAATAGCATGATACAAGAAAGAAAACAGACCGGGGGCCGAGTAGTGAATCTCCCGGTGTATGTGAGCAATCACATTACTGATGAAATGATCGAATTGTTTCTACAAACAGGAGCGGCACTAACAGTTAATGCAGGCAGAATCAGCGAGCAGGTAGTTTTACCCTATCTGGAACAGTTCTTTGAAAGTCCCGGCAAGATTGTGGATGCAGATGGATTTGATCATTTGTTTGAAACGGGTATGCGAAATGAACATAAAAAACTAGCAATCAGAAAAACAAGTGCTGCTGCTAAAAACATAGGCAAGAACAAAGAAGGACGTTGTGATACTATATCATTTCATCATGCAATGGCAAATGCAATCTATGTTATAGACGCAGCAATCTTCTATGATAAAGCTATCTTGAACTATGATAAAACTGGCAATTGTTATGATGTAAACTTCTATTCGGATATGCAGTTGCAGGGAAAAGGTAAGCGAATCGGGTGCAATGCATGGAAGAACACTGAAATGCTTATAAATCATGCCACGAAAATTCCGTTGTAATATTTATAAAAAGAATTGGAATTGTTAATAAGTTTCATAATATTAAATAAAAAAAAGGTTATAAATGGCAAAACAAATTGAATTTCACGGCGAAGCACGAGCTCAACTAAAACGAGGAGTTGACATACTGGCAAATGCAGTAAAATCTACATTAGGTCCAAAAGGCCGTAATGTGGTATTAGACAGACCACATGGATCACCTCACATTACTAAAGATGGAGTATCGGTAGCAAAAGAAATTTCATTACCAGATGCAGTAGAGAACATGGGAGCTCAAATGGTAAAAGAAGTTGCTTCTAAAACGGCTGACATTGCCGGGGACGGAACAACAACAGCTACTGTTTTAGCTCAGGCCATTATAGAAGCCGGCTTTAAGTATGTAACGGCTGGTGCTAATCCTATTGAATTAAAACGAGGTATTGACAAAGCAGTTGATGCTGTCGTGGCTCAACTCAAAGATACCTCCAAGCAAGTAGGAACGGATGCAGATAAGATCAAACAAGTAGCATCTATATCAGCAAACAATGATGATGTGATTGGTTCGCTAATTGCAGAGGCAATGAAAGTGGTTGGCAATGACGGTGTGATTACTGTAGAAGAAGCAAAGGGTACGGAAACTGAAATTAAAACGGTGGATGGTATGCAGTTTGATAGAGGTTATCTTTCTCCCTACTTCGTTACTAACACCGAGAAGATGACAGCTGAGTTGGATAATCCTTATGTTCTTATTGTGAATCAAAAGATATCCAACATGAAGTCTTTATTACCAATACTAGAACCAGCAGCTCAGTCAGGTAAACCTTTATTGATAATTGCAGATGATGTGGATGGCGAAGCATTATCCACACTAGTAGTTAACAGAATCAGAGGTTCACTTAAAATTGCGGCGGTGAAGGCTCCTGGGTTTGGAGATAAACGCAAAGCAATGCTTGAAGATATTGCTATTGTTACCGGAGGTCAAGTTATCTCAGAAGAGTACGGATACAAACTAGAAGATTGCACCATGGATCAACTAGGCGTTGCAGAAAAAATAGTTATTGACAAAGAAACGACTACTATTATAGATGCGGCAGGTGCAGTAGAAGATATCAGTAAACGGGTACAACAGATACGAGCAGAGATTGAACAAACTAGTTCAGACTATGATAAGTCACAATTGCAAGAACGATTGGCTAAACTAGCCGGTGGAGTAGCTGTACTGTATGTTGGTGCTCCTACCGAAATGGAAATGAAAGAGAAGAAAGACCGCGTAGATGATGCCTTAGCAGCTACTCGTGCAGCAGTTGAAGAAGGCATAGTTCCAGGCGGAGGTATTGCCTTGATTAGATGTTTACCTGCGTTATCTGAACTAAAAAGCACCTCAGAAGGAGAGAATTTCGGTATAGATATCATTCGTCAAGCAATTCAAGCTCCTCTATTACAGATCTGTGAAAATGCTGGAGTAAGCGGCAAGGTGGTAGCACATCATGTAACAGAGTCTAAAAAATCAGAGTTTGGATATAATGCACGAACTGATGAATATGGAGACATGTACAAGTACGGAATCATCGATCCAACCAAAGTGACTAGAATAGCATTAGAAAATGCAGCATCGGTGGGCAGCATGATGTTAATGACTGAATGCGTTGTAACAGACATTAAGTCTGACGATGACGATGCAATGCCACCAATGCCAGGAATGATGTAAACCATGATAAAGCCAATACACATACATAACGACACGGCATATGAAATCATACGCGTGAAGCAGATGGATCGATTCTTTGACAAAGAACAACGAGTTATCAAAGACAATGTTAAATTGTATCGAGATTGGTTAGGATGTGATCATGTGCTTCAGAATGCTACACAGTTCTTGTTTTGTAACACTATTCAAGATGTTTCCTGGGAGGATGTAGCAGAACCTGAAACGGAAGAAAGCCATGAGTAAGAAAGAAGAAAAGCGTATTTGGAAAAAGGTTAAGGAGCTCCGAAAGAAAGGGCTCCTTCCTCTTCCAACTGCGGAGGATATTAAGGATGAACCTACTGCACTAGCTAATTCGCAATACAGATTAAAACGCAACAAAGATGCAGAAGAAAAAGCCTGATCAAGTAGTTGACAATCCTGGAATAATGCCTTACACTACAAACGTAGGAGCTCCTGCAATACGTAAAGAGGACATAGAGCTATGGAAGCAACGTGCTGTAGTGAAGGTCAACCATCAACTTAAAACTAGGTTTGACGAGCTAAAGAAACAATACGAGCAACTAGTAGATGAGGCTTATTGGAATGATCTTGTATACAATGCAAAGTACTCTTTCGAGCCGATCATTGGAGAAACGTATCATTTATACTACAAGAACGATAAACCATTCCTATCCCTTATCTCACCAGACGAATGGGATAAGCCTTTTATTGGATCGTTTACGCTAGATACTAATAACAAATGGATAAAACAAAAATAAATAATTATGGGAAGTGTAATAACATATGATGAAGAGTGCCCTAAATGCAAACAAGAAAAGGGATTTAGTGATTTTTATTATAAGAATGGCGAAGAATATTTTTCATGCCAAAATAAAGAATGTGGGTTTGGTTACAAATATGAATGGAAAAGAGATAAAGACCATAAACTAGTAACCAGAGATGGAAGCAATGATTGTAAATTTGATAATCTAATCATGGTTGAAACTGTTTATGAAAATGGTAAAGAAACTATTACTGAATTAAACCAAAACGAAGATGCGTAAGGTCATAGATATATTTACAGAGTATAAGTGGAAATTACTATTAATTTATTTATTTATGTTGATAACCGAGTTGTCAATCATATCTCAACCATTTCTACTTGGTAAAAGTATTGACGGATTAATTAGTGGTGGTTGGATTTGGGTTGGTTTATTATTCTGTTCTTATTCAATCTCAAATCTTTTCCATTATAAAAGAATGGTGTATGATACTAAAGTTTATACTCAAATATATAACGATATTGTTTTAAGATTTTTGAAAAAATCAAACGATGATGATTCTAAAAAAATAGCAAGAACTGATATGGCACATGATATTGTTGGTGTGTTGGAGGGTTACGTTCATTATTATATTGCAACAATAATTACAATTTTTGGCTCAATAGGTTTTATATACTATTCAAATTTTAAAGTAGGGTTATTAGTTACTTTAGCATTAATTGTTATAACATTGGCGGTTTTGTTTTTCTATAAAAAAATAAGACAAGCCATCAACGTGAAAAACAATCATTATGAGAATAAGGTAACAGCAATGCAAAGAGGTTATGATAGTTCGGTTTCTTTTTTTAATCGTAGAAGGAGACTAGAGATATTTGAGTCAACACTACAAGGTAAAAACTGGCTTTTAGTTGGGATGATAAAATTAGTATTTTTGGTCAGCTCTATAGTACTCCTTATAACAACTTCAGATAATATCACAGCCGGTAGTGTGATTACAATATATTCTTATGTTAACAATTTTTTAATATCATTAATGTCAATTCCAGTTGCATTTGAGATGTATTCAAGATTGAGTAATATTATAAAAAGAATTAATTAAACCAGAACGAAGATGAGTAAAAACATAGAAAAACAATACCTAAAACTACTCAAAGACATTCTAGACAATGGAGTAGAAAAAGATACTCGAAATGGTAAAACCCTTTCAGTATTTGGTAGACAGATTCGTCATGATATGTCAAAAGGATTTCCTTTACTCACAACAAAGAAAATGTATTGGAAAGGAATTGTAACAGAATTGTTATGGTTCCTACGTGGTGATACTAACATTAAGTTCCTTGTTGATAATGATTGTCATATTTGGGATGGAGACTATAGTAAAAGTGGTCGAACCGATGGCGAACTCGGACCTATCTACGGTAAGCAATGGAGAGATTGGGGAAGTAAAAAAATGTATGGTCAAGGTGAATCCACAATGTATGGTGGAATAGACCAAATTTCAAACCTAATCAATGACCTCAAAACAAACCCAGATTCAAGAAGATTAATGGTTAGTGCTTGGAATGTTGGAGAATTGGATTCAATGGTTCTTCCACCTTGTCATTATGGATTTCAGTGCTACGTAAGAGATGGTAAGTATCTTTCATTAATGTGGAATCAACGTTCAGTAGATACATTCTTAGGTTTACCATTCAACATAGCATCTTACGCTTTACTGCTTGAAATAATCGCAAAAGAAGTTAATATGGTTCCTGATGAGTTAATTGGAAATTTAGGAGATGTTCACCTTTATACCAATCACATTGAGCAGGCAAAGGAACAGATAACAAGAGAGCCGATGGGGTTACCTAAGTTAATTATCAACAATGAATTTTGGAACCCAGATGATAGTATGTTAAGTATAGAGCAAGTAAAACATATGAAAGTAGATGATTTTATTTTAGATGGATATCAATCACACTCACCAATTAAAGCACCTTTATCAAATTAAAAAATATAAGTTATGAAACAACTATTAATAACATTAATACTGAGTATTAGCATCGGGTCATACAGTCAACAATCATATGATTTGCAAATGCCAAAATTCACCACCAATAAAAAATACAAGCCCAGATATGGAATAACAGTATCTCCTGCATTGGGACTAGGAATGATGCTAGGAGGCACAGTTTTCGTTGTGGCAGGTGCAGTTACTGGACCAGTAACGCAAGAAACAGAAACCGGACAAATTGTACCTAAACCATTCTATCAGCAAGGAGCAAAGGCACTTGCTATTGTGTCAGGCGGAGTATTGATTTGCACGGGAATCATAATAACATTCGGCGCTAATTAATATTTATAATAAACAAAGGGTTACAAAACAGAAAGAACAATTTATGGAAACACTTTATTTTACTTTAGGTATCGCTTCGGTAGTAGTTGCAGTAGTAGCTGTGGTTGCTGTTTGGGCGGGGTTCAAGGTAGGCAAGGTATCTGCAGAACAAAAAGAGTTAGAAAGATCTGTGTTTGATGGTCTGTGTGCATCACGTAGAGATATAACAATGGTTGAACGAACAATTCAAAATGGAATTGACAACGACCATCGAGACATGGATAATCGTTTAGAATCATTTGAAAGAAACATGCAAGAAATGTTTCAACATGTAGATCGACAGATACGAGGAGTCGATGAGCATGTAGAACGAGTAACCGATGAATTATACAGACATATCGATTCTCGTGTAGACAAACTTGCAGCAAAGCAAGAAAAACAATTAATTAACGGATAATATTTAATCAAGTAACCCTTTGTTTTTTATGTCAGCGATTAGACCAAACCGAAATTTTGATAATGAAACCACAGTTCATACTCCGTACTCAGAATTAATGAAACAACATGTTAATACTCAGCATGGACATCTAGTAAATAAGCAGCCTATCCGCACTAATAACGCACTTAAACGTAATTTGGATATCAGAGATTCACAATCTGTAAGATCAGTGTATAATAAATTTTTTAAATAACTTAATAATTGATTAAAATTAAATTAATGTAAAATGAAAACAATAAACTTATTTATACATGTAGCAGTTTTATTTTTAACTATTTCATGTGCAACAAAAAAGCCAAATTGCGAAGCCTATTCAACCGATAACTATGTGGTTACAGAAATTAACATTCATATACCCGAACATCATCATCATTTTGAGAAAGTAACGCGTTGCTATTGGCATCCTGCAGCTAGCTATGTGTATTTGGATACTATGTGGCAACCTGAGTTGGGATACAATGAAATAGAAAGAATAAAAATGGTTCGATCCGGACAAGCGCTTGTAGACTAATCGAATTTAAAAAATATCACCTTCTCAGCAATAGTATTGCCGAGCCAACTCCTAGCATTAATTTGTTAGGAGTTTCTTGGTTTTATAACATTTTTTTCATATAATATATAAAAAATAAAGTTATGAAGAAGTTAGTTATATTATTAGCATTGTTATTACCTGGCGAATCATTTTCGCAAGAACAAGAATTCAATTGGAACGACCCAGTTTATTATGAACAGGTAGGACCATATTGTGACACAAACAAGTGCGGCAGATGGTTAACTTATTATCCTAACGGAGAAGTTGCAATGGTTGAAACTTTCAATGAACAAGGAGAGCTAACAGGTGAACGAGTTACATTCAGAATAGATGGTACTATTAAACATTACACTGAATGGAGATATGGTTATAAAATCGGTAAAGAAATATACTTTGATGAAAAAGGATACCCAACACAATTCATTGACCATATGAAGCCTACAACATCAATCTGTGATGGAGAAGAATTAGATGAAATTTTATGGGAAATTGAACAAGATAACAAAAGACAAAATAAATAATATGACACCAGACGAATATTTAGGACTGATCATAATCATCTCCATGTTAGGGATGCTAATCGCAGGAGTAATATGGTGGGTAGGAAAAGATATCCTCCACGAATTAAGGCACCAGAATCACTTATTAAGAGAGAAAAATGAGAAAGATAAAACATTATAGTCACGAAAAGAAGACAGCATTAGCAGCAGTTCTAGTTGCGGGTTGTATA